CTGTTGAAGGTGCTGATCCACAACTTAAAGAAGCTATTGAAAATGGTAAGTTTCTTTACATAAGCAATAATAATAGAGTAGGTAATCCGACTTATAGAGTTGTTGCTGAAACTGAAGATAGTCGATTAATAACAATAGCTGATGGATATTCTTTTAATTATGAAGGATCACAACTCCAATCAGACTTTACAGAGGCAAAACAAAAAATATCAAATGGTGGTGTTAGATCTGTATTTGGTTACTTTGATTTCATGTCACAAAATAATATCAAGGCAGTAATGGAATCTATAGATTCTAATAGAGATTTCACAAAAGGCTTAACAGGTTTATTTGCTGGTTATAATAATATGGCAAATTCATTAGGTCTAAAATCTATTTCATTACCATCAGTAAGTAATTATCTTGCAAGTGATCTAGGTAAAAAAGAGGTACAAGAGTTTTTTGACAACTACAGATTGATAAGGTTTGATCTTAGATGATTGAAACACCACAATACACAGCAATTAAAAATAGCATACTATCTGACTACGACAACATGGAAGCACCAGATATTGCTACAGCTAATGATGTCTATAAAAGTCCATTAGTTGCTCCTGAAGAATATACTTTTGGAGAATCATTTGAAGCTGGGTTTCGTCAATATGCACCAGCCCAGGCTATAATGAGATTGTTTGAAAACTTAGATTTCCAAGATGATCCAAGTTATGATCCATTAAAAGATGAACAAATACCTGAAGGATATTCATATCGTTTTCTAAATAGTGCAAGTGAGCATGAAACAGCTGTACGTTTAGAAAGATTAGATGCTGACTTAGCTGATATGGATATAGTAGAAAATGGTAATCTTCTTGCAGTAGGTTTAGGTGGACTTGTTTCTCCACTTACTTTAGCCCCAGTAGGTACATTTAAAACTCTGTCACAAACAAGTTTCCTCAAAAGGTTTGTTGGTAGTGCTGCTTTTACCTCTGCAATCTATGCACCTGAAGAACTATTGATAGCATCACAAAACGAAGGTAGAGGTGAAATAGGACAAACTCTTGTACCATTAGTAGGTGCAGCTTTAATTGGTGGCACAGTTGGTGGTATATTTGGAAGACGTATTACAGCTAATATGAATCCAGCAGAAGAGTTTGCACAAGATGGTGAGCAGACAATATTTAGAAGCGTTGGAGCAGCTGGTAATAATCCTAATAACTTAAGAGCATCTTTAGAAGCTGAAGGTTTAGCAGAAACAGGTATTAATCTAGAAAAACTAAAATGGAATCCAGTTACAAGACTTACACAAAGTGCTGTACTTGGTTCACGAAAGATTGCATCACAGTTAGTGGATATGGGTGGTGTTATCCAAAAGAAAGTACAGGGTGGTAAAGTTACTGGAGAAGCACAAGACCAATCTGTAGAAACGCAATTCAGAACAAATTATCTTAGTTCATTGTTAGATGCTATTAGAGCAAGTGATACAGCATATCTTGCATTTAGAGGAGTAGAAGCAAAGTCTGGAGATATTGGTAGATCATTGCAAATGTTATCACAGAAAGGTAGAGATTTTATTAAAAGAAATTCTACATTATCTGAATTTGGTTTTCGTGAAAGAGTTACCAAAGCAATGAGAAATGGTGATGTGGATCTAATAACAGATTCAGCAACACAGTTTGTTAATCAAGCAGCTACTGCTTATCGTAAACATTTAAACATGATCAAACAACAAGCTGAAGATGTAAAATTATTTGAGATTGATTTAGCTAAGAAAATTAAAGGGTTAGAACAAAAGGTTGCTGACGGATTAGCTGATGCTAGTGAATTAGTGAAAGCCAAAAATTTATTGAACAAAATTAGGTCTGAGGGTGTGTTACTTAATACAGCTAGAGGCTATGTTCCTAGAGTTCCAAGGCTTGATAAAATAGAAAAGAATGCTGAACAATTTAAAATTATTGTAAGTAATTGGGCAATCGGTCATTTTGCAAATATGACACGTCAAGCAGCTGATGAGTATGCAGATAATATTATTCTCAATTACACAAAGAGTAGACCTTTCTACAATTTAGATGAGGGAACAGATCAGATAGATTGGATAACAAATGCATCAGGGGCAAAGGCCAGATCATTTGAAATACCTGATAAACTAATAGAAGATTTCTTAGAAAACGATATTGAAGTTCTTATACGGCATCATACTAAAACAATGGGTGTCGATATAGAGTTAACTAGAAAGTTTGGCGATGTATCTATGAAAAAAATTCTTGATGATATTGGTCAAGAATATGCTGCTAAAATAAGAGAAGCACCTACTATTGCAGAAAAACAAAAGCTAAAAGAAGGACTTGCTAATGATCTAAGAGATGTAAGAGGACTTAGAGATAGGGTCAGGGGTACTTATGGTGCATCAAAAGATCCACATAATATGGCTAGTAGATTTGTTAGGCAAATGAAATCATTCAATGTTTTAGTTGGAATGGGTGGAGCAGCTGTTTCGTCTATACCTGATATAGCTAGACCAATAATGGTTGAAGGTTTTAAGAATGTATATGAACATGGCTTTAGACATATGTTTAAATCACATAGATCTACAATAAAGCAAATGCTCGACAGAGAAGCTAAACAAGCTGGTATAGCCGTTGATGCTGCATTAGGGTTAAGAGCAAATGCATTCTCTGATGTAGGCGATTTATTTGGCAGTAGGTACGCAATGGAAAGAGCATTAAACTCTTCTACTGGTGTATTCTTTCTAATTAATGGATTAAACTATTGGAATCAGGCATTAAAAGAGTTTTCTAGTAATATAATAACTTTAAGAATGACTGATGCTATAATGAGAGATTATCAAAGAATTAGCAATATAGATCGAAGAAAGTTATTAGCAAATGGTATAGATGGTACTGATGCATTACGTATGCAACAATTAATAAGACAACATGGTCAAAGGGTAGATGGTGAATGGTTGCCAAATACTGCACTATGGCCAGATCAACAAATGGCACAAAAGTTTCGTAATGCACTTAATCAATCAGTAGAAAGAACTATAATAACCCCAGGGGCTGGTGATCGTGCATTATGGACATCTACTGAATTTGGATCATTAATAACTCAATTTAAAGGTTATGGTCAGGGTGCAACTGTAAGATTACTAACATCTGGGTTACAAGAAAAAGATGCATCATTTTGGCAAGGTGCATTGGTTTTAGTAGGTTTGGCATCTATGGTGAATGAACTAAAAAAGAAACAATATGGTATAGATAAAGAACAATCATATACAGAGTTATTAGGTGATGCAGTAGATAGAAGTGGTGTATTGGGTTGGTTTACTGATGTTAATAATTCAATAGAAAAATTATCTGATTATAAGTTTGGTCTTAGACCATTAATGGGTAGAAACGAATCTTATCTACCATTCGGTGCTAAAATGGGTGCTTTATTTGGCCCAGCAGCTTCTAATATCACAACTGCCTCAAGTGTTGCAAGTGATGCTTTAACAGGTGATTTTGATGAAAGTACTTTACGAAGTATGAGATTTATAACACCTACAGGAAACTTACCATACTTAGATCCTATATGGGATAATATTATGGCTGCTGATAGAAAGTAATGTGAATTGATAAATTATCTATAAAAAGTAAAGGTATACAAATGGCAGAGCTTACTGAAAAACAAAAGAATACAATGAAAAAACATAGTGTGCATCATACAAAGAAGCATATGAAGTTTATGAATAATAAGATGGGACAAGGTATGTCATTTACAAAAGCACATAAACTGGCAATGAAAAAGGTTGGTGAATAATGGCTACTATATCGATTGCAGATAATGATGCACGTATACAACATAGTATAGGTGGTGGAGGTAATACAGCTAACTCTACTCAGTTTACTATAGATTTTCCATTTTTTGCACTTGATGATATTAATGTAACAATAACCAATAGTTCAGGTGTTGATACAGTTCTAACAAGAGGTACTGGATCTAATACCTTTGCTGTTACAGGTACAGCTGTTGATGATGGATTTTCTGGTGGCAACATTACATTAGGATCTGTGTATACAAGTAGTACTGTTACTATATCCAGAGATATACCTATTGTAAGAACAAGTGACTTTGCTACTAGTGGGCCATTTAATATATCAAGCCTGAATACTGAGTTAGATAAAGTTTATGCAGTAATGCAGCAACTTGAAACTAAGAATGATCGTGCATTAACTATGGCAGAATCTGATGATGCTAATGAAATTGCACTACCGAATAAGGCTACTAGAAAAGGTAACGTCCTTGCTTTTAATGCAACAACAGGAGCAGCAGAAGCTGGGCCATCTATTGGATCAGTTACAACAGTTTCATCACAATCAACTAATATTAATACATTAGCTGGGATATCATCTAATATAACAACAGTTGCTGGAATTTCATCTAATGTAAGCACAGTAGCTGGTATATCAGGTAACGTCACAACAGTTGCTGGTATAACATCTAATATAGCATCTGTTGTTTCTAATGCTTCAAACATAAGCACAGTTGCTGGTTCTATAAGTAATGTTAATACAGTTGCTGGTGCTATATCTAATGTAAACTCTGTAGCCAGTAATGCTTCGAATATAAATACTGTAGCTGGTAAAGCCTCACTTATAACATCATCATTTGCATCTGATATGGCTTTGATAGATTCATCTTTTGTTACAAAAATGGGATTGGTAACAAGTGATTTTGTGACAGATATGGGATTAGTGACGGCAGATTTTATTTCTGACCTAAACGATATTGCTACTACAGCTATAATAGCAGATCTAGATTTATTGGCTACATCTGACTTCATATCTGATCTTAATGCAGTTGAAGGTATAAAAGCCAATGTAACTACAGTAGCTGGGATAAGTAGCAATGTTACTTCGGTAGCTGGTAACTCAAGCAATATTAACTCAGCCGTAAGCAACGCAAGTAATATAAATGCAGCAGTATCTAATGCTAGTAACATAAACTCAGCAGTAAGTAACGCATCTAATATTAACTCAGTAGTAAGTAATGCCAGTAATATTAATACAGTAGCAGGTGCAATTAGTAATGTTAATAGTGTGGGTGGTGCAATAGCTAATGTAAATACTGTGGCAACTAACCTATCAGGTGTTAATAGTTTTGCAGATAGATATAGAGTAGCAAGTTCTGCTCCATCTAGTTCTTTAGATGTTGGTGATTTATACTTTGATACTACAGCAAACGAATTAAAAGTTTACAAGTCAAGTGGTTGGGCAGCAGCAGGTTCTACTGTCAATGGTACTTCAGCTAGGTTTCACTATGATATATCAGGCACACCAACAAGTGTAACTGGTAGTGATGCTGCAGGTAATACTCTTGCTTATGATGCAGGGTTTTGTGATGTATATGTAAATGGTGTTCGTATGTCTACGGCAGACATTACCATTACAAGTGGAGATACAGTTACTTTTGCCAGTGCTTTGGCTAGTGGAGATGAAGTTGATATTGTGGCATTTGGTACGTTTGCAGTGGCAAACATTGTATCTACTGGTGCATTAAATGCTGGGTCAATAACCTCTGGGTTTGGTACGATTGATACTGGCTCAAGTACGATTACAACGACTGGTCAAATAAGTGCTGGATCATTA